TATTGGCTTGTCTTGATTCAGTTGCTGTTCATGCTTTTCAAGCAATTCTCTTTCTAGTTCCTGAACTCCTTTAGATTCTAAAACTCCTAGGTCTTTAACTTTGATTTCCATTGTATTAAATTTAATTTATTATGCAAATTTATATAAAAAAAATTATCTCGGTTCGAACTCTGCCAAGTCGAAGCCATCTAGGCTATCTTCATTGGATTCAAAGTTCATCGGAGGTAAATCATTTTTACGTTGATTGATTAGTTTGGACTGCTCTGTATTCTGTTGGCTTATTCGTTTTGATTTGGCATCCTCCTTCATCTTCTCTCTATCTGAAACGCCAGAGTTATTGATTTGAGCTATAGCCATATTGTACTTAAACTCTTCAGCCATCAAGTCTTTCTTAAGCATAGCCTCTTGCTTCATTCTTTCTATATCAAATGCAACCTCAGCCTGCTTAACCTGCATCTTTGATTGAGCCTCCAATTGAATCTTCTGCATTGCAGTTTGCGCTGCGATTTGCTGAGACTGTAATTGCTGCTCAGACATCATGGCCTGCTTCTGCATCTCCATCTTCTCTGCTCTTTCTTGAGTCTTCATTCTCTTCACCTTGAGCAATTGGTTAGCCAACTTGATATTTCTTATCTCACGAATGTCTATTGCATCCTCAAGATTTATATCTCCTCTAGATAAAGCCATCTGTATGTTGGCTTCTAGTTGTGCTTTCTGCTCTTCATCTGGAGCTATCTCCAAGAAAATACCAAAGTCGTAGATGTACAATTCTTTTATCTCGTTCAAGATAGACACATTGTACTTACCTATTCTGGTTACGAAGTCATCCTTAAAGTCAGAGTATTCAAGTATGTCTGCAATTCTGTACGTCAACGCCTCCGATAAAGCCCTAAACATATAAAGACCACCCTCTAGAATATGTCTAGTTGCGGTATTCGAGTTCAATGCTGCAAGCTTTTGTAGACCAACCAAGGAATTTGGATCTGGAGTAGAGGCATCTCTAGCCTCGTTCAATCCTGTTACAGTACGCAACATATCCATGTAATGGTTGTAGTTGGCTATAAGCATTTGCGTCTTCGCTGCGCCTGAGTTTGATGTTAACTGAGTAATTGGAACTCTTGCGTTGTTGAAGTCGCCCCCTTGGGTGTAGCTTCTACCAATAACACTACCCGTTTGGAAGTATAATCTAAGTGCGTCTTCAGGATTGTATGCATTACCGGTACCCAAGTCCACCTCATTCAATCCGTCAGCATCGATGAATACACCATCAGGGACTGTACGAGCAATAACTTGCTGTAACTTTAAGTGTGTTAACTGAACCAAGTCAGCGAATGGAATCATTCTGCGGACCAAAGATTCGATAACTCCCTTGTACATACGAGGGGCACACGCAACGTAATTGGGTAATGCGTGTTGAGCTGATGACTTTGGTCTAACCATGTTCTTGGATAGCTGCCATTTCAATAGGTAGTTTGTACCCATCACCATGACTCCTTCATACCAAACGTCAATAGTCTTCTCAACTTTCTCGAAGTTATTCTCCTCCATCATTTCTACAGGAGGATTGAACTCATCGTTCTTTTCTATGTATTTAAACCCACCGCTATCAAGCTTCTTCTTCTTGTATACGATTTTCTTGGTTGTCTTGTAATTGAAATACAACAAGGTAGCAGTGTCTCTATAGAACAAAGAGTTCTCATAGAACTGTGCCACGTTGTAATAGTCGTACCAACTCTGACTAGAATTAGATATTTCCTCCATCTGTTCTCTGGTGAGAGTGGGGTCAATCTTCAAAAGCTCAGTGATTGGCAAAGTCTTTATCTCTCCCCAATAGAAGCAGTCAGTAAAGTAAGGGTCTTCAGTGTAGCTGTACACCACGTTAGCAGGATCCACATAGGAAACCTGAACTCCAGCTCCGGGAAGAAACTCGTGCTTTACAACTCCAATACCTATAACTGTTTGGTCGTAATCAATTCTCTTTCTTAAGTCTAGGTACTTGTTCTCTTCGAGTATAGTGTTTATGGCTTCCTCTTCAGCAATCTCTATAGCAGGCTTGTAATTGAGTTGCATGTAAAGAGATAACTCTTCATCGTTTTGCGGCAACTCATCAGGGTTCATAGTGAATGGGTCAACCCCTGTCTTCTGTTGGATGATAGACAAGATATCTTTGGATACCATCTGCCCCTCGATCATGTCTTGGTATTTGCTCCTTTTGGCTTGAGACATAGCATCCTGAGAGTATGCCTTAACCTTGAACAATCTATCAGACATTCCATTAACAACGATATCCACAAACTTGGGAATAACTGGCACCGGTGTCCAGTCTAAATTTAAATACGATAAGTCGCCATCTATCGCCAATTCGTTCTTATACTTTTGAACAGACTGTTCACCTCTAGCGTAAAGTCTAAGCCTGTGGAAGTCTTTCCACTGGCTGTAGTATCTGCATCTGCTGCCGTCTTTTCTAAACCACTCATACTGAATGGCTTGACCTACTTGTAGGCCGTATTCTTGTGACTCCTTTTCGGCATCAGTGGCGAACTGATTCGGGAAAGAAGTAGTTAAAACATTTACAATTACATCCTTCATTTGATGATTTCACTTATATTACCCTTGTTTGAGTACCTTGCAAAAGTAATGCTAATTTTTGATTCTTTCTTTTCGGGTAAATATAAGTGTTTTTGCGTTGCCATGATGGCGAGTCCAGAACTAATTGTTGCGTCAAACTTTGTTCTGTTGTCTATATTGAATCTCGCCCAATCCAATAGCGTTTTATTAAATGGCATACTGCCTATCAGATCAGGGTCTCTATACTTTCCTGTGGAATCAAAGCCTACATACTTCTCGATGTAAGTCTCTATCGCTGATGCGTGAGCCTGTCTCACATCCTCTGATGAGTTTGGTATACCACCTAACTCCCTCTCGGTAGCACTAAGCTTTGCGTATGGCTTGTCGGGTCTATTGATTGAGAATCCCCTATAGCCCCTGTTCTTAAAGTGGTATAGCAATCTTGGTTTGTTATTCTCTATCAGGATTGGCATCCCGTAAAACACACAAGCCATAAGAACTTCCTCGAAGAATATCTCTGCTGTCTGTGGTCGAGCTATGTACTCCAAGAAGAATTCATTAACCGGCCCTTCATCCATATGGTACATGGTCTTTCCGTGTAACGCTCCATTAGATCCCCTCCCATCTACCACGGCAGATATATCATACGAGTCACAGCCGAACGCTCCAACATGCTCGTTTCCGGGATACTTGACCCCATTCCTGACTACTACTCTATTCTGTAAGTTTGCAGGAGGGATCCAACTTATCAAGAATCTACCCCTTTGGTCGGGCATAAACATAACCTTGGTGTCTTTTTCTCCGTTCATCCACTGAAAGCTACCTCTAATTACGGTGTGCTCCGCTATGTGGGCATCGTTGAAATCTATTTGCTGGTATATCTTGGTGAGATTGAACAAAGAACTCTTACTCTCGTCACGGAAAGCGTGCGCTTCCGTTCTTGGGAACTGTCTATAGTATTCGTTTAAAGCATCGGCATCGTCCTTTAATGAGTCTACTTCAGCTTCCCAATAATCTATGGCTCCATTCTTTATCATCTGCCCATCGACTCCCTTTATTGGAGTCTCTGGCTTTCTAAATACAGGCATACCATGGACATCAATAAAACCCTCCATGTTCCACTCCATCGGAATAAACAGATTATACAATCCACTCTTGGTCTGCCCGTTCGTGTTACGAGTTCTCACTCTTGAGTCCTCATATAAATCCTTGTAATTATCACCGCCTTTGGATAGTGCATTTGATGTTGAACCCATCATGCACTTGCCTATAATCTTACTGCCGACACGAAGACACGTCTTGGTCACACGCCAGTTGTTCAATATGTTATTCGGCTTGGTCCACTTGGCGCTGTTCATGCTTATGGTAAAGTCGGACAATATTAATTTCCTCTCATCGTCATTTTCGGCATCCACCTGTATACCTATATAATCTCCGTTATCCAGATATTCTACAGATACTTTATTTCTCCTTCCAGTTGATTTCGGAGAGTACCCACTAAATGACTTCTTCTCAGTTATT